TTAGCAAATCCCCAATCGGTGAATTTGAAAAAGTTTTCCCACGCACCAAATTCGTTTTCGTATTCGGCAGACCAATGAGGAGCGTTGCTATCATAAGCGCAAGTTAGTTTATACATTAGGTTTTCCCTTTCGTTAGTTGAAAAATAAATCTTGTTCTTTGCCGAAATCGCAATCGCAAGTTTCGACATCAAAATTATGGTTATCGCCAAAAAAGATTAGTCCAGTAGAATTACACTCTGAACAATCTACTCGCATTACTGAATTTATCATAGTTTCCCTTTCGTTTTGTTATTGGTAATTATATCCTAAGCCACTGACATTTATTCGGCTTCGGGGCTAGTGAATAAGGCTCCCTCGTTTAGTAAGCCTAATTCAATGTTGAACATTTCATCGGGGGTGGCTTCGGATAAATCTACCCAGCCAGCGCCATTTTGATCCATACGGAAAATTTCAATGTATCCCATTAGTGTTGTTCCTCGCAATCTTGAGAGTAATCAAATCCGCAAAAGTAGCAATCCATACTTTCGCCGTGTGCCTTACATACATAACGGAATTGGCTTTCATCACAACACATAAAGGTTGGTTCGTGAATTGTATAAAATTCGTTTTGGTCAATTAGAGTATTCATCATTACCCAACCTTTACGGCTAGGTAGCGATAATTATCCTTGAAAGAATTACGGCTTCTTACCTGAACACGATAAGTATCGCAATCGGCATACCAGACTTTATCGGTCTTTTCTGCGTCAATGATTTCACCTGTTAGAGTGCGAGAATTGTAAGTCTTGCCAATAAGCAGACTTTCTACTGAATAAACATTTGCTGACATTAGTTGTCGCCTTTCGTTGTTGTTGATACGGACATTTTAGCAGATAGCACTGACAAGGCTTCTGCCTTGCTTGCTTGACGGGTTGCCTCTACATGGGCACGGAATTCATCTAGGTTCATGAATTGACCTTCTTTCGTTGTTGTTATAGTAGACATTATACATTAGGGCACTGACATTTATCTACCTACTAGCCAGTAAGTCCACATAGTAAGACGCTCAATGCGTGTGATACTAATCACATAAAAATGTCCGATTTGTCTGTCAAATCGACACGCCGTAAATTTTCAGGGTATTTTATAACATGTTCATAACGACACGCCCGACCCCGTGCCTTTGCGGGCCAGCTTGATTTTGTCAAGCCGACACGCCGTTATTCTTCTTCTAATTCGGCTAAATAATCTTCGTGTTCTACTAGACCAATAGCAAACGCTACGGGATCGCAACACTCTAGAATTTCGGCGGGTGTAAAAGTAGAGTATCCAATTTTTACAGTAGGGTAAACATCATTTAGTAAATCAATAAAACTTTCCTTGATTTCTAAGTCTTTTTCTAATTGTGATTTCATTAGTTTAGTCCGTTCTCTTTTATGTCTTTTATTACGGCGATTAGTAGCGGAATAGTAACGCCCGCTAGTAGTAATTGGACGGCGGTAGTTAGTAGGCGATTAGTAGTCATTACTTATTCTTCTTTCTCTTGATAATCTTATACGCAATTAGCGCAATAGTAGCGGGGATAATTACTTGCCAAGATAACGCTATGTAGCACACATAGGTATCAAACTCTAAGCCATAGTCATTTAGTTCTAGTGTCATTATTAGTTATCCCAACTTAGTGCGAATACTTTTGCTAATTCTTCATCATCAACATCATCAAAATCATCTAGTGGCGGTTGCTCTAATTCTTCATCGTCTAAGTGGCGATAAGCGTCTGCGACATCGCTCTGAATAGTATCCCATTTAGATACGCTATTAGTTTGTGTATTGTATGCGTATGACATTACTTTACCTCTACTCCTCTTACATTGTAGGTAAATCCTTTACCTAGTTTATTTAGTTCTTCCATTACCTTTAGCAATTCATCTGCGCTAGTAGCCTTGTTATCTACTGATAGTAGGTTAGCACCTTGCCATAGTGAGTATGTGATAGTCATTATCTGTTCTTCTTTCGTTAGTAGTTAGTTAGTTGTTGAGCGGTTATTTGCTAGGCTCACCTTTCGGATTATTTGCTAGGCTCACGCTCTAATTCTTATTTAGTTGTTATGCTGTAATTGTAGCCGATAGGGCTGACGTATTCTGAGTGAGCATTTATGGTGCTCCTTTCGTTTGTTGTTATAAGATAACTCTACACTAGGGGACTGACATTTATCAAGTTATCTCTCGGCGTGTCGGAATAAATCTTAGAATTATCCTGTGAGATAGGACACACTCACGCTCAATATGTGCGGTCTATCCCAAATGTCCGTTTTTTACAAATGTATGTATCGTACAAAATAAAAATTTATTAACATTTTCTCAAATATGAAAAGCTTGACATCGAAAATACATTTAGTATACTTCTTGTAGGGGGGTCGGGGGGTCAGCAAATCAATAAATAATAAATATATAATATATATAAGACCTAAGACCTAAGATCAAGTGATAAGTCTACTGATACAATAACAATATGATAGTTTTTAATTCTTTTCCAAGATCAGGCAATGTTTTTATGTCTACATTGGCGGGGAAACTAGGAATAGAATCATCAGCAGATCATAACTATAAATTATACTATAACCCAGAGATAAATCAATGCTCGTATTTTAGAGATCCAAAAGAATGCATATCATCAGTAGTACACAGATTAATAAAATCTGCTAAATATCCTAATTGGGACAATAAATCAGAAATAGACATAATGATAATTAGAGAATTAGATATATATAAAAGATATGCGGCAGCTGCATTAGAAAATAAAGATCATATGTACATTGGAGATTTTGTAAATATTAAAAAAAACCCATACGAAGAAATTCAAAAAATATGCAAAAAATTTAATTTAAATTTTGATGAAAAAAGAAATTATAACAAAACAGAAATAGAGCATACTTTATATTCAAACAATTTAATGACTGATCACGACGGACATATGCCAAGAAATAAAAGCTTAAATAGAATTAATTTAGAAAACTACATAAGCACCTCAGACCTATTTGAAGAAGCCTATCAGATTTACAGAGAAGTGATATAATTTATATATGTTTAAATCTGTATACCTCATAGGTGACTGTCAGTCAAATAGAGTCTACGAACATTATAATCAAGATGAATCGTTTATAAAGCTTATACTGTGGGGAAAAGGTGGAAAGTCTGCTTGGAACTTTGATCCTGAAAAACTAAAAAAAAGAGATGCTTTAGGAGACGGTTTACAACACGGAGTCTATTCAAAAACATATGAACCCATTAGATTCTCACAAATAGTTAATCCAGATGTTATTATTGCATGGTTTGGGTATATAGACTGCAAATGGAAAATGTTAGTTCATGATGATGCAGAAAAAACAGCTTATAAATACGTTAATACTTTAAAAAAAGAATTTCCAGAAACAAAAATTTTATTAGTAGAACCATTACCTCAATTTGTAGAAGACATATATATTGAAGAAGAAAAAATACCAGTATTTAAATACGAGTTGCGAAGAAAAACAGAGATAGATTTTTGTTTTTATTTAAAAAAATTTGCTAAAGATTTTGGAATAACAGATTACATTACTCAAGAAGAAATACTTAAAGCTTTAGGCCTATCTAAATTAACTGCAGGCAACTGTGCACGTAATCTTGAAGGCGGACCTGTAGATGGATTGAAGGCACATCATAATTTAGCCATATATAACCTCTTTGTTCAAAAAGCTATAAAACTTATATCCTAGTTGATTGCAATTATGGTATACTAATGTAATGAAAGTTGGCGGGAAATGAAGACAATACTTTGGGTAGGTATTATAGCTATCCTAGTACATATATGCGGAATAATTCTGCAAGTTTATATGAACTAGGGGATATAGCTTAATCTGGTTAAAGCACTTGTCTTATATACAATAGATTCTGGGTTCAAATCCCAGTATCCCTACAATATAAAAGCAGTTGACTAGGATATATATGACTACAGAACTTTGCAACATATCAGATCATATTTTTGAAGTAGATTCAGAAGACAGGCTACTATGTGTTAGATGCAACATAGAGTATTTGGGATACTTAAAGTTGCTAGACTCGATAGCTGAAAATAATAGGCAATGCAAAAAATAGTGATATAATTATATTATGTCAATCTACGATATTTCACTAAAATCATGGGACGGTAAAGAAAACGTCTTGTCTGATTATAAAGGCAAAGTAACTTTAATTACCAATGTTACTGGAGACTGCGGTAATGCTCCTCAATTTTCTGTAATTGAAACATTATATAAGAAATACCAAAAAGATGGGTTTGAGGTATTAGCGATCCCAACAAACGATTATTGTGGTGCAAACTTGACTTACGGAGAGCATGTGCACGGAACAGAAGATGCAGCAGGCGCTAAAGAATTTGCTGAAACAACATACAACGTTACATATAATTTTTCTGAATTAGTTCATTCAAACCCAACTCCAGCAGAAGTTATTCCTGGACTAGCATCTAAGCATGGACAACATCCTGTTCACGAATTGTATAAAGAAATCTTTAATCAATTGAAAAAATTAAATTACCCTAACACAGAATATATGTTTGGAAATTTTGAAAAATTTTTAGTTGATAAAGATGGTAAATTAATTAAATATTATTCTAACGGATCTTTGCTAAATCAAAATTATGAAAATTATCAGATGGGCCTAAATGATAGTCCAAATGCCGACAGAGCAGACAAGTCATATATTTCAATTTGCTCAGATATAGAAAAAGCAATTGCTGCTTAAATATTTAAATAATATTGTAGTCGACTAGGATATATATGAAGAAGTTGTCAGCTTTAGTAATGCTAATTGCGACAGCAATCCTTTCAGGAGTTGCATTGTCTAAATTTTTAAATTGGGCGGGACAGATAGAAATCTTTGATTTTGACCTAGATGAAGATATAGATAATGAAGAGTTCTAAACTATATAGGTCAATACTTCAGCTATCTTGGATATTTATTATATCTTATATAATTTGGTCAATATGGATATATCAATAAATTCGGACAAAAGAGACGAACTAGCGAAATATTTGCAGAATCGTCGATATGAAGAGTGCAATTATTTCCAGGCTGACAATTTCATTGCAAGATGTTCGCTAGAATGGGTCATAGAAGGCCTTAAGAGGCGATTAGAGACTTGTTTGAATGCAAGTTCAGGGGTATGTGACATATGGTACTTAGAAAGCCATTCTGACTGTTTATTATTAATGAATCTAATATATGAATATAGCTCTGATCCCCTGTATGATGCTAAATTTAAATAGGTTCTTCTACCGCCGCCGCACTTCAATTTTTCACTTTCGCACTATTTGCCCAAGGATTTAATAAATTCATACATTTTGTAATCTAAAAATGAAACGGACCTGACGTAATCCTTTTCCGATTCATTTAGAGATTCGTATAAAGCTTTTGATTGTGGATTTTCTCCAATAGGCATAGTATTAGCTTCCAGTCTGGGCCTGTACTCAATTCCCATCGCAGCAGATAGTTTTTTTGATAGTTCAGCAGTTGTAAATCCTTCATCTATGTCATAATATAAATTAACTCTAGAAGCTCTTTCTTTTATAAGATTAAAATCTTCCATTTGTCTAGGCTCTAGGTCTTTTCCAAAATCCCATATTTGTGTAGAATAAAAAAAATGTTTACTCATATTGTTTTTAGAAATTGGTGATGTTGTCCATTCTAAAAAATCTTTTTTTGAAAAAAAATAGGGTTCTCCAAAACTTTTGGCTCTAAGATTTAAATCAATAAACAGACTGCATTGTTGTTTAACTACATCCCTTATTCCAGAAACAATAAATGTTGTGTCTTCAATAGACTCGTGCCAACCGTAATGACCTGCACGACCATTCTGTATTACTGGTATTTGTTTATAAGCAGCCTGAATAGTTGGAATTAATACTGATCTGTGATAAAACCTACCGCCAGTCTTACATATATGCAGACCATATATATTTTTCATTTTTTTATTTTTTTAATTTTTTAAGGGCCTCGTTTTGAGCAGCCACTCTTTCGTCTATCATCTCAGCAAACTGAGGATTTTTGATAAATGGAGCGTTCCAGTCATTTAGCTGTCGGTCATCTGGATCATCAAATTTTCCTATTTGCTCATACCATTCAGGGGTTTTATAGTTATAAAATGTTCCAGGGTTGTCTTCTGCAAGTAATGCAAATGTTGAAAATGCATATCTTGTTCCTGAAAGAGTTTCCATGGTTCCGTGGTCATATGGAGCGCATGCCCCATGCATTACTATATCCCCAGGTTTTACTGGAACTACTAAGCAAGGCTCTGCAAGCTTTGCCTCATCTATTCTTAAGTCTGGTCCCTTTTCGGTACCATCTGGATTTATGTTTGGATAGTAAAGCTCTCCGCCAGTAAAGTCTCCTAAGTAAGCAATCATTCCATATTCAAGATCGCAGCAAGTGGACCATTGATCTATTTCAAGTAGCAAATCACACTTTCCTTTTCCAGGGCTATCTGTGTGAATAAACATTCCTTCGTCACCAGGTCCAGTTACCATTAAATTACGTACTGGATGTATAACAATTTCTGGGTATATTAATTCTGACATAAACTTCCAAAGAGGAAATGTTTCTTTAAATGGAGGAGTAAACTTATCTGCGTACCAGTCTCTTACGCTCCATAGATTTGGGTTAGAATGTCTTTCAAAATTCTTTGCTACACCATATAGGGGATCATAAATTTCTTTTGGAATAATATTCTCAAACTTATATATTCTAGGAGCTATTTGAACACACTGTGGGTGATCTTTAAACATTTTTTTTCCTTTTCCAAAACTTTATTCTTGCAAAAAAATTGATATTTTTTTTACCAAAAAAATCATCCATTGCTTTTCTTGCCCCTATAGTTTTATAGGATCCATAGTCGTCACAAATTAGCACTCCACCATAAACCATCTTAGGCCAAAAGTAGTCAATAGATTCTTTTGTTGGCTCATATAAATCAACATCAATATGAACATAAGAATATTTCATTTCATCAATTTCTTTAAATATTTCTGGAACCCACCCTTTGTATAGCTCTGGAGACCTCATTCCTTTTAAAATTAAGTTAGCTCTATCAATCGGTATATCTAGTTTAACTTTTTTAAAATAATCGGTATCAAATTCACCAGGTTCAGAAACACCTTCAAAGGAATCTATTCCAATAAATCTTTTTGTACATAAATCTTCAACAAAATACATAGACATTCCAGCATAAACACCGCACTCAGCAAAATTTTCATTTAAATGAGATTGTTGCTCTGCTAACTGTCTAAGTACATATAGTCTGGCAAAGTATGGGTCTTTGACATCATTTTGCATTTGAGCTTTTTTGTTTAATTCGTCGTTTAACTCTACAAACTTTAAATCATCGACCCATCTTGAAACGGAAGACTCCAATTTATTCTTCTGTCCCTATTAATCTCCAGCTTGGATGGTGTGTAACCATACCTCTAATAGCAAGACACTCTTCTTCAGAGTTTGCAGTAACAATAAGTTTTGCTGTTAAGCCATTAGGAAATTCTTCTGATCTGTCTAGACCATTTGCATTTAATTTAAAGGTTTCTAAAACTACTTCTGTAATGGGTTCATATATATATTTAGTCATTTGTAATTACACCAACCTCAACAAGTTTTTCATAAATATTGATTGCAATTATTTTAAATGATTCATTTCCCTGTTCTAGATAAGACGATTTGTCGGCTTCAGAAACACCAGCCCTAGAATAAAGGTCTGTCATTGTCTCTACCACACTTTTTAGGCACACGTCTAGAGTTTCTTGTCTATTCATTTTGTTCTCCTGGATTATATGAAGGCATTGGTCCAAGCAAGTACCCCGCCTGATGATACTCTACCATTTTAGAAGTATCCTCACTGCCAGCAACCTTGCTAGCAATTAAAGTTAGAAGATCATATATTCTGTGAAGCATTATATAGCTTACCATAGGAAGATTGTCTTCTAAATTTGTTGAATCGTTATTGTTGTTCTGGTCTTCCTGCATCTAGCCAAAAAACCTCTCTGCCCATTGCATCTGTAATTATTACGGGTGCAGATTCTGTTTCTACTTTGCAGGTGCAATTATTTTGACAATCTGCCATTTTTTAACTGCCCTTCTACTAATTTTACTATATCTTTGTAAGTATTAAAACCAATGTTTTTTTTATATTTACAAGATAAGCAATATAAAAATATATTTTCTTCTATATCTTGATTAGAAAAAAGAAGAGATTGGTCTACTGGGCATAAAAACTTTTCAACCAATCCCTCTTTTGACATAGAGATGTAAGTCGATACATACTGTATCTTCATTACATCTCCTTTACTCTGTCGGAAATTTTAATAAAAATTCCTTAGCTCTTGGGGTCATACCCTTCCAAGCTGACCAATCACTTCCGCCCTTGGTCATATAATACGTTATCTCTGCGTTTGTTACTGGGTCGAATAACTCCTTGTTACTCTCTAGATCAAATTTCTCAAGTCTTTCAGGACCAAGATTTCCAATCATATTTATTTGAAACAATCCGTAAGAACTGTCTCCTGTATTCCTATTCCCGTTATATGCAAGCGGTCTTCCATTAGATTCACGCTTTGCTATTGACCAAGCTTGTTTAAGGCCTAGCCCTTCGAATCCTACAGCCTTAAGTAGTGTTACCAACTCTTCGTCTGTAAGCATCTCAGATGGCTTGTAAATCTCTTTACTAAAACTATCTAAGACTTCTTGCTTTAATTGGGCTTCAGTTTTCACTAAAGGTTTTACTACAGTTAAAGCACTAGCTGGCTGAGCTCCGAACAAAAACAGTGTTGTAACTGCTATTACTGTCCAGTCACGAACCAAATCGCTAAACTGCGTTTTTATATTCTCCATTGGCATTTCCTCCTATAGAGATAACGAACTACAAGAATAGCATTAATTACATAAATGTGTCAAGTCAGTCAACTAAAATAAATAAAATATTTTAAGGGGTAGACCGCTAAATAAAAGTTTGATACACTTGGACTTCATTCAAAATTAGCACCGCAAGGCGGAGAAAAGGTCGTATAACAAATGTCACAAACTATTGAAAATCCTTATGAAAATTTTATTGCTTTATCTAGATATGCAAAATGGGTAGAAGCAGAAGGTCGCAGAGAAACATGGGGAGAAACAGTAGATAGATATTTTTCTTTTATGACTAATCATTTAAAAGAAAATCACAATTATGTTCCAAGTGAAAAACTAGTTGCGGAACTAAAAGAGTTTGTGTTTAAACGAAATGTTATGCCTTCTATGAGATCTGTTATGACTTCTGGAGCGGCGCTTGAAAGAGACAACGTAGCTGGATACAATTGTGCATTTCTTCCAGTCGATTCACCAAGATCATTTGATGAAACAATGTATGTTCTTATGTGCGGAACAGGTGTTGGGTTTTCAGTAGAGTATAAGTATATTAACAAGCTTCCCTCCGTCCCAGAAAAACTAGAAAAATCAGATACAGTTATTGTAGTAGAAGATTCAAAGCAAGGGTGGGCAAAAGCATACAGAGAACTTCTTGCACTTCTATGGACTGGACATATTCCAGCAATTGATGTTTCAAAGGTTCGCCCTGCGGGCGCAAGACTTAAAACAATGGGTGGAAGATCATCTGGACCACAGCCATTGGTAAATCTTTTTGATTTTACTATTTCTAAATTTAAAAATGCCGTTGGAAGAAATCTTAAGCCAATCGAATGTCATGACATTATGTGTAAGATTGGTGAAGTTGTGGTGGTAGGTGGAGTCAGACGTTCCGCAATGATTTCTTTGTCTAATATAAATGATATTGAGATGGCACAAGCAAAGTCAGGTAATTGGTGGGAGCAAAGTCCACAACGTGCTTTATCTAATAACTCTGTTGCCTATTCACGCAAACCAGAGATGGAGCAATTTATTGCAGAATGGAAATCTTTATATGACTCGAAGTCAGGAGAACGAGGTATATACAATGTGGCCGCAGCTCAAGCCCAAGCAGCCAAGTTTGGTAGAAGAGATCCAGATATACACTACGGAACTAACCCATGCTCAGAAATTATTTTACGTCCTTACCAGTTTTGTAATCTTTCAGAAGTCGTATTACGTGAAAACGATACAAAAAAAGATATTCAGCGTAAAGTTGAGCTTGCAACAATTCTTGGTACGTGGCAATCAACACTAACAGACTTTAAGTACCTTCGTAAAATTTGGAAAGACAACACAGAAGAAGAAAGATTGCTTGGAGTTTCCTTAACTGGGCAGTTTGGGCACAAGTTCATGTCTGGCAAAGAAGATCTTGTAGCACTAGAGGCTTTTTTGATGACTCTTCGTGAAAAAGCAAGAGAAGTTAATCAAGAAGAGGCTAGGAAAATTGGGATTCCTGAGTCTGCAGCTATTACTTGTGTAAAGCCTTCTGGAACAGTGTCTCAATTGGTCGGGGTATCTTCAGGAATGCATCCATGGCATTCACCATATTACATTCGTACAGTTCGTGGCTCAAAAGGAGATCCAATTTCTACATTTTTAAAGGAAGTCGGAATCCCAGTAGAAGATGATGTCATGAAGCCAAATGACACCTATGTGTTTTCATTTCCAGTAAAAGCACCAGAAGGTGCAATTGTTAGAAACGATCTTACTGCTATTGACCACCTTAATATTTGGCTGGTATACCAACGTGCTTGGTGTGAGCATAAGCCATCAATTACAGTATCAGTCAAAGAAGATGAATGGATGGAAGTTGGAGCTTGGGTATACAAAAACTTTGATGAAGTTTCTGGAATTTCATTTCTTCCCCACTCAGAACACACATACAAGCAGGCCCCATATCAAGAAGTATCAAAAGAAGACTATGACGCTCTTGTAGAAAAAATGCCTAAAAACATTCGATGGGAAGATCTTTCTTTTTACGAAACAGAAGATGGAACTTCTACAAATGCTACCCTCGCCTGTAGCTCAGATGGAAACTGCGAACTGGTAGATATTAGTGCATAGTGGTACAATTATAGAATTGGGGTAAAACCCAAAATTCCTGGGCAGAGTGCCTAGCGAAAAGGAGGATCTTATGAAACAAGATCTAAATAATGATGGAAAGGTAACAATGCAAGAAAAAATTCTAGCAGCGTTAGCAAGTTACGGACGTCACTTCCTAGGAGCAGCAATTGCCCTATATATGACAGGAAATACGAGCCCAAGAGACCTATTGATGGGCGGATTTGCAGCAACAGCACCAGTAATATTAAAGGCGCTAAATCCAAACGAAAAGTCTTTTGGATTCACCACTAAGTAAAGTAATAAAATAGTCAATTAAGAATACTCCTGTGCTAAAATTAGTACAGGAGTATTCCTAATTAGGAGACTATGGCAAATGGCAGGACAAAAGAACTTTGAAGTAGATCAAAATGCAACATTTACCTTTGTATTAGATTACAAGGATAATGATGGAAACGCAATTGATTTAACGGGAGCATCTGCAAAGATGCAAGTTCGTGATGCAAAGGGCGGCACAAAACTAGCCGTAACATTAACATCACCTTCTGGTGGAATAGTAATTGACCAACCAAATGGAAAATTAACTATAAAAATGACACCAACTCAAACAAACAAACTTTTTTATCCTAAGTCATCTTATGACGTTATGGTTGTCGATTCTAATGGGAACAAAATAAAACTCCTTGAGGGCTTTATGACGCTCAATAGATCGGTAACCATATAATGACACAAACAGTAGTCGTAACCGAAGTAAAAAATGATGTAATAGTATCAACCCCAGGACCGCAAGGCCCTAGGGGAAAAAGCATTTTAAGTGGTACTGGAGCTCCTTCAAATAATTTAGGACTAGAAGGAGATTTTTACTATGACTCAATTTTGTCTAAATTTTATGGACCGAAACTCTCAGACACAACATGGCAAGATGCAAAGGTTATAACTTTAACAGCAAACACACTATCTTATTCTTGGGAGCTGGCTCAACTTACAGGTCCAGTTTCAGGAATATATTCTTTAGAAATAAATCATAACCTTGGGTATCATCCAAATGTAACAATAAAATCGAGTGCAGGGGATATACTTGAAACAGGTATAGACTACAACAATGTAAACACAATAACGCTGACTATGGCACAGCCATTTTCAGGGACAGCATATCTGTCATAAGGGGGAAAGACAATGTCAAAAAAGTTTTTAGTTAGTATTGATCTCAACAAAAATGAGCTACTCAATGCTAGAATTCAAAATCTAGGGTCAGCACCAAGTAACCCAGTTTCAGGTCAGGTTTACTATAATACTGGCGATAATATCATGTACTTCTGGAATGGTACGGAGTGGATTTCTACTTCTGGATCATTAGAGGTAATTCAAGACGCTATAGGAACATATGTAGCGGGTGGAGTTGGACTAACAAGATCATACGACGACTCTACAGGCATCACAACAATTGATTTAGACGACACAGCGGTAAACCCAGGAACATAT